TTGATGAGTCATATGACTGTGAAAATGTTGTTTGGATTGATGCCGGACTTATTGGAACATCTTGTCATGACGGATGGAGAGATTATATGGCTCCACTTATTAACTCAAAAAACTTTTTGGATAAGGTAACTGAAAAAATTATTCAACACGGTTTTATTCACCTCAAAGGTAATTCTATTGTTATGAATTATGAGATGGTTGCAATGTTTAATGAACTATTTGGAGTTGAATTAAAGGTTGTTCCTGGATGTCTATTTGGTGGTAAATCAAAAATTGTTAGACATTTATTTGATGGTTATTTAGACATTTTTACAAGTTATTTAGAAAAATACAATCAGTTAATTAGTGAACAAGAGGTTCTTACCGCTATCACAGGACAGAATAAAGATAAATGTTATGCTTTTGAATTTGGTGATTGGTTAGATTTACAAAAGTCATTTTTAGACATTTTAGACATTTATGATGAGTCAAAATATGTGAGGGAGAAATGTTATGTTTAGTTATAACATTGTTTGTACTTCTATCGGTCGTGAAACATTACCACGATTAATTGAATCATTTAAAGACCAATTAGAATCGACAGATATTTTTACAATCATATCTGACATCAATCACGAGTTTGTCTCAAAAGTTTTATCAAGATATGAGTTTAACTTCAAAGTTAATCATATAAGAAACAATGGTGAAAGAAAGTGGAAGTATGGACATCCATTACTTAATGAAAATATTAATTCATTAAAAGGTGATTTTATAATGTTTGCTGATGATGATGACAGATACACCGAAGATGCATTTAAGGTAATTAAAGAAACAGTTAAAGAAAAAAATAAACTATACATATTCAAACACAATTGGTATGGTGATATTAATTGGAGATTAAAAGATTTCACAAGAGGTAATGTAGGTAAATGCATGGGAGTGATTCCAAACACACACAATTTACCTATGTTTCAAGAGGATGTGTTAGGCGATGTGATTTTTTATGAAGAAATCGGACAAATGTTTGAAAGTGAGTTTGTTGATTATATAATCTATAAAGTAAGAGATACGGAATGAGTAATATTACATTAGTTACAGGTTTATGGAATATAGGTAGGGAAAACTTGGAAGAAGGTTGGTCACGCTCCTTTTCACATTACTTGGAAAAGTTTGAACAACTTTTGAAGGTTGAAGAAAACTTAATAATTTTTGGTGAAGAAGAATTGGAAAAATTTGTTTGGGAAAGACGGGAACAATCAAATACCCAATTTATTAGAAGAGATAAAAGTTGGTTCATTAAAAATGATTTCTACGATAAAATACAAAAAATTAGAATTAACCCTGATTGGTATAATCAATCATCTTGGTTAAAAGAATCGACACAAGGTAGGTTAGAAAATTATAATCCACTTGTAATGTCAAAAATGTTTTTGTTAAACGACGCAAGGATTTTTGACAAGTTTAATTCAGAATATTTGTTTTGGATTGACGCAGGTCTTTCAAATACCGTTCATCCTGGTTATTTTACACACGACAAAGTTTTGGATAAGTTTAGTAAATATGTGAATAAGTTCACATTCGTTTGTTTCCCATACGATGCCAACAACGAAATACATGGTTTTTCATACCCTGAAATTAATGATTGGGCTGGTGATGATGTAAAAAAAGTTGCTCGTGGAGGTTTCTTCGGTGGACCAAAAGATACTATCGCAGAAATGAATGGGGAATATTACAACTTGATGAATGAAACTTTATCACAAGGATTCATGGGTACTGAAGAATCAATATTTTCGATTATGGTTTATAAGTTTCCTGAACTAATAAACTATTTTGAAATTGAATCAAATGGTTTGTTTGGAAAGTTTTTTGAAGATTTAAAAAATGATAGTTTAATTAAAAAGAATGAATGTAAGGTTATAGAACAAGACACTGACATTAATAAAGTTGCTTTATATGTTATAACATTCAATTCACCAAATCAATTCAGAACTTTAATTGATTCAATGTTAAGATTTGATAAAAATTATATTGATAAAACACAAAAATTTTTATTAAATAACTCAACAGATTTATCTACAACAGATGAGTATATTAAAATATGTGAAGAATATAATTTTGAACATATTAAAAAAGATAATTTGGGGATTACAGGAGGTAGACAATGGATTGCCGAACATTTTGAAGAAACAGGTTTGGATTATATGTTGTTCTTTGAAGACGACATGTTCTTTTATACTACCGAACAATCGGTTTGTAAAAATGGATTTCCAAGATATTCAGATAATTTTTATTATAAAACTTTGGAGATTATACAAAAAGAAAACTTTGATTTTCTAAAATTAAACTTTACAGAGTTTTACGGGGACAATAGTACACAGTGGTCGTGGTATAACGTGCCGCAACATTTCAGAGAACAACATTGGCCAAAAAACAAAAGATTACCACAAATGGGTTTAGACCCAAATGCTCCAAGAACACAATTCAAAGAAATAAAATCACATAAGGGAATACCATACGCATCGGGTCAAATCTACATATGTAACTGGCCAATTATACTTTCAAAAAAAGGAAGTTACAAATGTTATTTAGAAACAAGATTTCAATCCCCTTTTGAACAAACAATCATGTCTCACAACTTCCAACAGACAGTTCAGGGTAAATTAAATCCGGGTATTCTTCTAATGACACCCACCGAACACGATAGATTCGAACATTATTCAAGTGATTTAAGGAAAGAATGCTAAAATAGATATTTATAAAAAAAAGTATCTATGGAGTTTTTCATTAATAAGGGTGCAACATTACCTGTCTTAAAAATGCAAGTCGTTAAAGACGGTGTTGCTGATATTGACGAGTTTATGTCTTTGATTGAAAACTCTACCATTTATTTTTCTATGGTAAATCTTAATACAGGTGCATACAAGATACTTAACAAGTTTGGTGGTTTTGTTGAAAAAACATTTGTTGACCCAAATGCCGCGACTGAATATTATATTTATTATAGGTTCACTTCATCAGACACTAACCAATCAGGACTTTTCAAGGGAGAATTTGTTTTTCTGAATGACGAGGGAACTCAAATACTTCCGTTAAGGGAGGAGTTAATAATAAAAATAGGTGAAACTTATGTAAGTACTTAAGCATGGAATGGATAATTAAAAAAAATGCAACATTACCTATTTTTCAAATAGAAATTGCAAAAGACGGTAGAAGTGATTTTGGTAGAAACCAAGATTTACTTAATACTACTTTTTATATTTCTTTATACGATGAAGTTTCAAAAAAGTTCAAAGTAACTTCAAAACCTTGTTATGTAACTTACAGTTCTTCAACTGTTAATAGTGAAGAAATAGTTTATTTCTTAAACTATCAGTTTACGAATAGGGAAACAAATTTAAGTGGAAGATATTCAGTTCAAATTTCTGCTCAGGATACAGATGGAGTGATTGTTTTACCACTTAAAGAAAAGGTTTATGTTTCAGTTTTAGAAAGTTTCAGTTTGGATTATACTCCATATTCAAACAATTACATTATAGACAGACCTTGTTGTGACCCATAATAAAATAAAAAATCAATATATTTATAAATAAAAAACATTATGGGACAATTTTCAACAATTCACATATTCGGTTATGGTGAAACTCAAATTATCGGACAAACTAATAATGGTAAAGTTGAATCCTCTTCTTTAACTACTTTAACTTCATTTGTCGACCACGTAAAAACATTTTTACCACCAACAGGTGTAACACTAACTGATTATCATGTAATTCATATCTTCGAAGGTACGGACGTAAGATATTTAGGTCAAGGTACTGAAGACAGAACTGTAGAAACATCTTTTTCAGTTACTTGGTCTCAGATTGACCAAACATTATTAACAGCATTGGTTGATGAAATTATCTTACTAATACAATCATAATCTTAAAAAAGTTACAAGAACCCCACTTCAAAAGAGTGGGTTTTTTTATTTGACTTATAATTTTTATTTGGTTAAACTTACCACACAAGGTAAATTCCGACCTTAATTCGGAAGCAAATACACCATTTAAATTTATGATATCAAACGAAGAAATTGAAAATTTCCTTCAAGGAAATGATGACGAAAAATATATCGTCAGTGTAGAATACGATTACGTCAAAGATTGTGTTTGGAAAATTATCGAACACCCAATTCACGGAAAACAGATTAAAAAAGATACCTTCATCCCATTCGCTTGGGTAGGTGATTTACGTGGATTGAACTTTTACAAGTCCTCAAAGGCGTTACAAAAAGAGGCGATGACAAAACACAAAATTGTTATTGAAAAATTAAGAACAGACGGTAATGAACGATTAGAAAAAGGATTGACTTTCATGGTTAAATCTTTAAATGGTTATCGTTCATTAATACAATTTTTTAGGGATGGTGGTGTTGACCCGTGGGGTGAAACAACAAAAGGATTGGTACTCATATTACCACCTGTTGAACAGTTCTTGGTTACCAAAGAAAAAAGGTTATTCAAAGGTTTTGAGGATTACAACAGTATTACGAGGTTTGTATTTGACTTGGAGACGACCGCATTAGAACCAAAAGACGGTCGTATATTCATGATAGGTATGAAAACCAATAAAGGTTTCAGTCAAGTAATTGAGTGTTCAAATGAAGACCAAGAGAGGGAAGGTATTATTAAGTTTTTCAACACCATAGATGAACTTAAACCAAGTATTATCGCTTCTTACAACGGATTTAACTTCGACTGGTTATGGATTTTTGAAAGAGCTAAAGCTTTGAACTTGGATATAAGAAAAGTTGCTAAAACATTAAATCCAATTAACCCAATTAAACAATCCGAAAGTTTATTGAAACTTGCTAACGAAGTTGAAAGGTTTAATCAGACATCAATGTGGGGTTATAATGTTGTGGATACATTACACGCAGTTAGAAGAGCTCAAGCAATTAACTCTTCTATTAAATCTGCAGGTTTGAAATACATTACTCAATATATTAAAGCGGAAGCCCCTGACCGTGTTTACATCGACCACACAGATATTGGTCCGTTCTATGCAAAGAAAGAAGAGTTTTGGTTGAACATCCAAAATGGTAAATATAAGAAAGTGGGGATAGACCCCACAATTGATGAGGCGTGTTCAAAGTACTCAAACATCTACATTAAGACAACAGGTGATGATTTAGTTGAACGATACCTTGACGATGACTTGGAGGAAACTCTAACAGTTGACGAAGAATTCAACCAAGGTTCATTCTTACTTGCGTCTTTAGTTCCAACAACATATGAAAGGGTTTCAACAATGGGGACTGCTACATTATGGGAAATCCAAATGAGAGCATGGTCTTATAAACATATGTTAGCAATTCCTGCTAAAAATGAAAAGACAGAGTTTGTCGGCGGACTATCACGACTACTTAAAGTAGGATTTTCTACTGATGTATTGAAACTTGACTTCTCATCACTTTATCCTTCAATACAGCTTGTTCACGATGTATTCCCAACCTGTGATATTACAGGAGCAATGAAAGGAATGTTAAATTACTTCCGTAATACTCGTATCAAGTATAAAAACTTGGCCAAGGAATATCAGGACATTGATAAAAAACAAGCAACATCTTATGACCGTAAACAATTACCGATTAAGATATTCATTAATTCAATGTTCGGCGCGTTATCCGCACCACAAGTATATCACTGGGGTGATATGTATATGGGTGAACAGATTACTTGTACAGGACGACAATACTTACGTCAGATGCTACGATTCTTTATGAAACGAGGATACACACCACTTGTATGTGATACGGATGGTATGAACTTCTCATTACCTGAAGGTGGTGTGGAAGACAGAGTTTACATTGGTAAGGGTAAGAATTGGTTGGTTAAAGAGGGTAAAGAATACAAAGGTTACGATGCCGATGTTGCTGAGTTTAACGACACATTTATGAAAGGTGCTATGGGATTAGATTGTGATGGAACATGGAAATCATGTATGAATATTGCTCGTAAGAACTACGCAACAATGGAACATAATGGTAAGATTAAACTTACAGGTAACTCAATTAAGAGTAAAAAATTACCATTATATATTGAGGACTTCTTAGACAAAGGAATCAAGATGTTGTTAGAAGGTAATGGTCAAGATTTTGTTGAGTGGTATTACGAATACTTGGAAAAGATTTATAATAAACAAATTCCACTTATGAAGATTGCTCAAAGAGCAAAGGTTAAATTGTCTATTGACGACTATAAAAAACGTTCAAAAGAAAAGACCAAAGCAGGTAATGAAATGTCACGTATGGCACATATGGAATTGGCTATGAGAGATGGTATTGCGGTTAGTTTGGGTGATGTAATATTCTATGTAAATAATGGTATTAAAGCATCACACGGGGATGTTCAAAAAGTTAACCAACCTAAGAAGGGATGGTCACAATCTGATTTGGATAATATGATGGAAGGGTATGGTAAAATACCTCGTGAAATGGTTGAATCCTATGTAAAACTTAATTGTTATAGATTAAATCCAGCTGAATTAGAATCAAATCCTGATATGACAGGTGAATATAACGTAGCAAGAGCCGTAGTAACATTTAATAAACGAATTGAACCTTTATTGATTGTTTTTAACAAAGAAGTAAGAAATAACTTAATTGTTAATGACCCAAAAGATAGAGGTATCTTCACCAAAGAACAATGTAAACTAATTAATGGTGTTCCTTTTGAACCTGAAGACCAAGATAGTATTGAGGACTTATTAACAATTACAGACCAAGAATTAAAGTACTGGGAAAAACGAGGTGTTGACCCTGAATACATTTATGAATTGGCGGAAGAAGGTTGGGAAGAAATGGTTTAAGATTGTTTTAATCCGTCAGATGACACTATAAACCAAGAACCAAAAGCATAATATAGTTCAACACAGGCGCCCTTTTCAATATTGAGCTCATTGAACTCTTCATCAATCAAACCCTCAATGGGTTTGATTTTTGTATTTGTAAGAGCTTTAACAATTACATGGTCAGTATTAGAGTGATTTAAGATAATTTCAATTTCATCTAATTCTTTTGTGATAACTACTGATTCTCCTTCTGTTGTATAACTTTCGTCTGAAACCATACATACTTCAGAAGTTTGTAAAACTTGTGTTCCGATAACTCTACGCATCGGAATTGATTTTTGTATACTCATAAAAATTAAATTACATACATGTTTCTTGGGAACGCTCTGAACTTCATTTGTTTATTTAGATTTTCAGCTAATAACGCTTCACGTTCCATAATCTTTTCAGGTCTTAATCTTGTTAATCTACCATCTGCACCAATTAACTCTTCAATTAGTTTTGTTTTTTCATCTTTACCTTCAGTTGCCAATGATGCGTAATCCATTGTTAATTCTGAATCAGGAGTTTTTAAGTTACCTGAATATTTTCCTCTTACTTTAGCCAATGTTTCTTTACATCCTGCCACAAAATATCTTCTAACCCACTGTTGAGCAGGTTCATTTAAGTCAGACCAAGATATAGAGTTCATAGGAACGTCAGACGGAAGTTTAATTATGTCAGGATTTGCAGCCAAACATGCGTCTCTGTCCTCAGGTCCAACATCGTAATACCAATACCAAACTTGAGAGTTTCTTAGTGATGAGTTACCAAAGTCAAATTTTCCACCTGGTGTTTGCATTAAATGAATTGCCTTTTTACCATTAGGTAAACCTGTAATTCTATAAGTTAAATCACCCGCAATAATTCTTCTTTGGATATTAATTTCTTGTAATCTTAGTAACATATCAAATGCTGGCATCATAAAGTATGAACCTGTATAACCCATTTGTGAATACCCCGCCGGACCACCCATTCCATACCCACCAAGAGCTCCAAAACTCCATGGGTCAAATAGTATATTGTTAAGTGCGGTTGGAGTAAACCATAATAATTCATTAACCTCACGACCTGCTGGGATTTCGTAAATCTGTTGGTTAGGTACTAATGTTATATAATCCTTCTTCAAAACCCAATCACCAAGTGGACTTGATTGTAGACCAACAATTTTAGAATATGCTTGAGCGTATCTATTTTCAAAATCTAAACTTTTAGTGACAAACGCTCTTGATAAAGATTGAGTATCTAAATTCAAATTGTTTAATGATGTCCATTGGGATTCAATTAACCAATCTTGAACATATTGGGAGTAATCCCCAATAGAAAATTCCAATATTGAGTCCATTTGTTCATCTTCTAATTCGATTGAACGAAGTGGAGCTCCAAGTATGTGTCTTACTTTTGTATAAAGTTGACTTCTGAAAGGTTCTGCAATTATTGTATTCATGAAATGATATTTTTATATAAATATCAATTCACAGTATAAATTAAATTATCGGTTGGGATTTTAAATAAACTTGAACTGAAATCAACATTTTCGTTCTTAAAAATATATACAGGTTGGTTTAAGTTAGAAAAAATTAATAGGTCAGTATTAAACTTCTTAACAAAACCTTTGATTTTAATATGATAGAAACCTTCAATTACTTCCATACTCAAAATAGGTTTAACCTGAGCTGATTGTATTTTATTATCAAAATTTACTATTAAGTCAGTTCCCGCAAAATCTTCTTTGGAACCTAAACTACCTATAAGAGTTGCGGTCTTTTCACCAAATTCTTTGTTAATTTTGTTCGCAACATATGTTTCAAGGTCACCACCTTTTTTGTGAGTCCTATTCAAAAGGGACATAATCTTGTCTAAAGTTTTGGAACCTTCGAATATTCTTTTTCCAAATCCGTATGTTTTTAAAACTGAACAAAATCTATCAATTTCTTGAATTTGTTTTTCAGGAGTTACACCAATGAATTCTAATTTTGGTTGATTTAATCTTTGTAAAACAATGTTAATATCTTCAACTAAAATTTTAAACCCAATATAGTTTGTGTTCAATTTATTAATTACTGAACGACCCTCTGTTTCATAGTTGTAAATACCTGAAGCGGAACCGTGATGATATTCGTTATTTTCATACCACTTATCTGACATAACACTTTTCAAAGTGTTATCAATACATTTTCTATATTTCCAAAGGACTGTTTTGTTGTTACTGAAAATATCTGCAAAATCAGAAGTATTATATTCTTCCATCAAAAGTTTTTTATTAGAAACGGATTCTTTTAAATTTTTGTTAGTTTTGGTTTTGTATAAATCATTAACAAATTTCCAATTAATTACATCCCAAAAGTTTTCAATATATTCGTCTCTTTTATTTTGGTATTTTAAATAATAAGCGTGTTCCCACAAATCTAAACCTAACAACGGAAAACCACCATTGTTTATTATGTTCATAAGTGGATTATCTTGATTTGATGTGGACATAACTTTTAATCTCCCACCATCGGTCAAAACTAACCAACACCATCCTGAACCAAATCTTTTTCTTGAAACCTCTTCAAATTTAGTTTTGAAGTTACGGTATGTTCCAAATTCTTTTACAATCTTTTCAAAAATTTCACCACTTGGTTTTTGTGGTGTGGGTGACAACATCTTCCAAAATAATGCGTGATTGAAAGCTCCACCCGCATTGTTTCTTATTGTTGTGTTATATTTTGATATTTGTTTTACAATTTTTTCAAGTTCAACATCACCATAATCTTTCTTACGAAGAGCTGCATTAAGTTTTTTAACATACCCCTTGTAATGTTTCTGATAGTGAAACTTCATTGTTTCAGGGTCAATAAATCTTCTTAAAGATGCGTAACCGTAAGGTAACTTATCAATACCTATGGTCTTCATTTCGTTTATAAAAAACTTGGTTTCGGGTTGTGTTTCTTCACCCAATATACGACTAACTAATGACTCTGATAAAATGTTTAATGATTTCATTAACAATAAATACTTACTTACTATTGATTTCGTTAAGTATTTGTTCCACAATATCTACAGAATTATCTTCTATATCACCCATTACAGTTCCGATAATCTGTTTCTTGTGTGAAAGAATGTCGTAGATTACGCCTTCAATAGTGTTTTCAAATAAAGGATAATATATTGAAACGGAATTTTTTTGGCCATATCTATACGCTCTGTCCTCAGCTTGGGAATGTTCGGCTGGAACAAATGATAAATCATTCATAATCACCGCTTCACCCGCAGTTAATGTTAGACCAACTCCTGCGGCTTTCATATTACCACAAAAAACTTGGACTTTATCACTTTCTTGGAACTTGTCCACAGCGTCTTGTCTTGATGGTTTTGGTGTTGAACCGTCTAAATAAACAGATTTTTTTCCAAAATGTTCGTGTATCTTTTTGAGTGGTTCGGTGAAGTTACTGAAGATAATAACTTTCTTACCTTGTTCAATAATATTCTCAGCAAGTTCAATTGTGATAGGTATTTTTTCCTCAGCAATCACCTGTCTTACTTTCATCAATTTTGTAAACTGAACCGAAAGTGATTTTGATTCTTCTTGTCTGTTGTTATACCAATCATAATACTCTCCCATAAGACCTTCATACAATCTTGATTTTAAACGAAGGTAAACGGGGGTCATAATTTTTTCAGGTAAATCCAAAACTTCAGTTTTTAATCTTCTTAAAATCTGACGAGAAGTTCTTTCTCTTAATTCTTCTAAATTGGATGCTCCTGTAACATTCCAAATCTTTTTACCACCAACTCTAAACTGATAACCTGCACAATATCTGATAGCGTATGCTTGCCAGTTTTGACTTACAGGACTATCAATAAGTTTCAAAATATTGTAATAATTCATTGGACGAGAAGTCATAGGTGTCCCCGTTAGTAACCAAAGTTTCTTAATGTTCTTGGTTAAGTCCATTATGATTTTAGTTCTCTGAGCTTGAGCATTTGAAACATAATGTGCTTCATCTATAATAACCAAATCAAACTTTGAATTAAGAATAATAGAATTGTCTTTGTCTTTTGGGTCGTGAAAGTTTTTAAGAATGTCGTAGTTTACAATGATGTAATCCGCATCTTCAAACTTCTTTCCTTCACAGATGTATATTGACTTATCTGTGTAATTTCTGATTTCCCTTTCCCAATTTATTTTAAGTGAAGCTGGACAAATGATTAAAACTTTTTTAGCTCCACTTTCTAAAGAAGCAATAACTGTCGAGGTAGTTTTGCCAAGTCCCATATCATCAGCTAAAATGAATTTATCGTTCTTCAATAACTTTTCAATGGCTTCTTTTTGGTGAGCGAGTGGAGGTCTTTTATCATACTTTGTGTAATCAACATCAACCAAGTTTTCAGTGTGTTGTTTAATAACGGCAGCTTTTGGTATCCAAAAATCGTGAATAGTTTCTGCACTAAAAATTTTACCCCAAATATGATACGACTTATCTTTCTCGACTAAAATCTTTTCAACATAGATTTTATCAGGTTCTTTAATGAATGGGTTGTCCTCAACAAGTTTTTGTGAAAAATAAGAATCAATATCAACCCATTTCTTAGCAACTTTTGGAACTACTGAATTATAGTCAACAATATAATCACACTGAGCTCTCGTTGGGACATACTTTTTATTTGACTCAATCTGTTTTTTTAATTTTAGGATATAGTTATTTGACCCTTGGTAATTTTCAAGAATAGATATAGCTTGTTGCTCAATACTTAAATGGCCTGATTGTGTCGTCAAAATAGTATAATTGATATACAATATTAATAATAATAAAAAAAAGAATATTTATCAATATGACAAACAGAGTAGTTCCAATAACAAGATTAGGTAAATTTTTCGGAGGTGAAGATTTTAATTTAGACGTTGGTATGGGTAGAGAGTGGTTAGAGGGTGATATGAACTTTACACTTATTCTTTACAAAGTTGATAAAAAGAAAACTAATGTTGATGATGTTTATGGTGAAGCTCAAGAAGATGGAATTAAATTTTTACCTCCTGTTGAATTTAAAGCGTACTTACAAATTGTTGCTCCTGAAAACAAGTTTCTTGGAACAAGTAAAATTAATCAATTAGAACCAGGTAACGCAAGGATTTCTGTTTATCAATCACATTTGGATGAACTTGATATTGACATTGAGTATGGTGATTATATTGCATATTACGAAACTGAAAGTCGAGTTAGATATTATGTGGTTAATAATGACGGTCGTGTGGTTTCAGATAACAAACACACCTACGCAGGTTATAAACCATTTTACAGAACGATTAATGCATCACCTGTAATGGAAAACGAATTTAGAGGATTATAATGATACCAAAGATAAAAAAAACATTACCATTAACATACCCACCTATTGGTTATGAAAGAAGATTAGAACTTCTTGAAGATATCAATAAGGATGGGACCTATTTACCTAAATCTATATTACATGAGGATTTAGATAGAGGATTTTTGGATTTTGTTAAGAATGAATTAAAAACTGTTGTTTCGGGTAAAGTGGTAAAAGTTGTTGATATTTTGATGACAACTCAAAATTGGGCTCAATTCACTCAAACGTGGGATTTTAATAATATTGATAAAAATGTCCAACCTCCGATTATTACAACCGTTAGAACTCCTGAAGTTAAATATGGAACGTTACCTTCATTAAAGTATAATATACCGAATAGAAAACAGTTTTATTATGCCGCGGTACCTACTTGGGACGGACAAAGAAAAGGTGTTGACATTTATACAATTCCACAACCTGTTCCTGTTGATATAAAATATTCTGTTAAAATAATTTGTAACAGAATGAGGGAAATAAATAAATTTAATCAAACTGTAATTGAAAAATTTGCATCAAGACAAGCTTATACTAAAATTAAAGGACATTATATTCCAATTATTTTAGATGATATTTCTGATGAATCTGTAATGGATGTTGAAAAACGAAGATATTATATTCAATCATATGGATTTACTTTACAGGGGTTTTTAAGTGATGAAGAAGAATATCAGGTTAAACCAGGTATTAGTAGAAGTTTAGTTTTGGTTGAATTAGATAATCGAAAGAAAAAGGTTAAGAAAAAAGTAAACCCTTCAAACCCTGACCAGTATTCATTTGACGCTAACTTTAATTCATCAACAACTGCATATACTCACACATTTAATTATACCGCAAATATACAAGTTATTGGTAGTGAAAATGTTGCGTCTTACGATATCTATATTAACAATTTATATTACGGAAACAGTTCCACTCAACTTCAGACAGGATTTATTCAAGTTAATGATGGTGATATATTAACACTTAATATTGTCAAAACTAATGCTGGAGTTGCTTCAATATCTATGGTTTCAAATCTACTTTAATTTTCACCGTAGATATCTTTTTTTTCTTTACATGTTTCAACTATTAAGTTTTCTAAAAACTTATGAATTTTGTATCCATGTTTAATACAGTAGTTTTTTAGTATTTCGTGACTTTCGGGTGATATTTTAATGTTCTTAATTTTCAAGGTAGAAAAAAGGTAGAATTTATTCCTACTGATTGATAAATAGTTAATTATTCCATTAGTTTTTGACTAAAAAGACAATATTTATCAATAAAATAAATTTTTAAAAACATTTAAAATAAAAATGGCAACTTCAAACAAAGTTTTCGTCTCACCTGGTGTATATACGTCAGAAAGAGATTTATCGTTTGTTTCACAGAGTGTCGGGATTACCACTTTAGGTATTGCGGGGGAAACTTTAAAAGGACCTGCATTTGAACCTATCTTCATAACAAGTTATGGAGAGTTTGAAACTTACTTTGGTGGAACAACTCCTGAAAAATTTGTGAACACACAAATCCCAAAATATGAAGCAGCATACATTGCTAAATCATACTTACAACAATCTAACCAATTGTTTGTCACAAGAATTTTAGGATTATCAGGTTATGATGCGGGTCCATCATGGACAATTACAACTGTCGCTAATGTTGATTGTAATACTGTTGCACTAACAGGTTCACCAACTACATTTACTGCAACTTGGGTTGGAACGACCGCTTCAACATCAACTGTAACAATTTCAGGTTTACCTGCAGGAATTGTTAATCCGACAACACCATATACAACATATAGTGGTGGTTCGTCAACTATCTATTCAAATTTACAAAGTTTGATATATGGTGCAATTTCAACACCATCAACATCTGCTTCTTCAATATATTATTTTGGGGCGGTATCAGGTAACCAAGTTACTGTAAATATTGCAAACGGATACTCAGCGTCAACTAATGTATTTGGTGTTGATTCAATAAGTACATCAAGTATTAATTATTGTTCAGATGTTAATGATGTTTGGTATTACGCAACGTTTACGCCTCCAACAAATGGTGAGAATTACAATGGATATTCTTTCTATAGTAATATTGGATTGATGACAGGAAACACTGTAACAGGTGCTTATAGTGGTACAATAACAGGTAACATTTATAATTTTTCAGGTTTAACTTATTCAGGTTATAACGATTTAGTTGTTGCAACTCTACGTTCAAGAGGTATCACTAATTATTCGGCAAATCAACATGGACCTGATTATCAAGTTACTGGAACAACCGACGTACAAATGGTTTGTACAGGAGCTTATTCTGGTGTAACAACAAATCCATTTAGTACTTTCTTAGTATCGGGTATCACATATGAAAATTCAACTTTCCAATTTGAAACTTCATTCCAGTCATCAAACGCAAATTACATATCGAAAGTATTTGGTGTTGAAAACTTTGCGAAAGATAGAACTGAAGTTCCTTTGTTTGTTGAAGAAAGATACCCAACATTATTAAACTATGGTTATAATAAAGGATTTATTAGAGGATTAAATTGTTCATTAATTTCTTTACCTGAAGCTAGAAACAATGATATTTCTTCAATCGCATACTATTTGGAAAGATATCAAACTCCGGAATCACCGTGGTTAGTTTCTGAATTAAGAGGTAATTTAGTTTATAGATTATTCAAGGTTTATACAATTGCGGATGGTAACGACGCTAATACTGAAATAAAAATTTCTATAGCAAATATTTCATTTAACAATGGAACGTTTGACCTTATTGTTCGTGATTTCTTTGATACAGATGCTAATCCTGTTGTTTTAGAAAAATTCACAAATTGTAGTATGGACCCATCCGAAAATAACTTTGTGGCTAAAAAAATAGGTTCATCTGACGGTGAATATGCAGTAATGTCAAAGTATATTTTTGTTGAAGTTAACGATGAGGCACCTGTAGATGCATTACCTTGTGGATTTGAGGGTTTTGTTACAAGAACCTATACTGGTGGTAAATCACCTTTCCAAGTTTACAAAACTAAATATGATTATCCAGGTGAAGTAATCTATAACCCACCATTTGGAACAACTGCTAGTGGTTCTAACAGTGTGTCAAGTTCAGGTGATAATATCAGAAGAACTTATTTAGGTATTTCATCGGCGGTTGCATTTTCTTCGGATTCGCCAGGTTATGACCCCGACTTTTTCCAATATAAAGGAATGCCAAATCCTACTACTGCAACTTGTACAGAACCTTCACATGTGTATTGGCCAAATGTTACAAGAGGATTCCACATGGATTCAGGGGCTACCGCTATAACTATAGCAAACGCTTACCTAAATAGCGGACAAACAGCGTTTGATTGTGGAGCTGGTTCATTTAGTTCTGAACCCACATCACAAACAAATCCTTACTACTTCTTATATTCTCGTAAGTTTACTTTATTAGTTCAAGGTGGATTTGACGGATGGGATATATACAGAGAATACAGAACTAATGCTGACAGATTCCAATTGGGTAATACTGGTTATAAACAAGGTGCTTCACCATGTGCACCATATACTGACTCAACAGGATGGGGAGCATTTAAACAAATCACTGTTGGTGACAACACTGTTGATTATGCAAATACTGACTATTATGCATACTTATTAGGAGCACAATCATTTGCAAATCCTGAAGTTACAAATATAAATGTACTTGTAACACCTGGTGTTGATTATGTTAATAACAATGCATTAGTTGAAGCGACAATAGGAATTGTAGAAAACGACAGAGCAGATTCTATCTACATCTGTACAACACCTGACTTTAACTTGTTACAAAACTCAACTTCTATGGATAACTTAATTTACCCACAAGAGGCGGTTGATAACTTGGAAAACACAGGAATTGATTCTAACTACACAGCGACTTACTACCCATGGGTTCTTACTCGTGACACAGTAAACAACACACAAATCTATATTCCAGCAACTGCTGAAGTTACTCGTAACTTGGCATTAACTGATAATATAGCATTCCCATGGTTCGCAACTGCGGGTTACACAAGAGGTATTGTAAACGCTATCAGAGCACGTAAGAGATTAACTCAAGAAGATAGAGACACTCTTTACAAAGGTAGAATTAACCCAATTGCAACTTTCAACGATGTTGGAACTGTTATTTGGGGTAATAAAACACTTCAAATTAGAGAGTCGGCTCTTGACAGAATTAACGTAAGAAGATTGTTGTTACAAGCTCGTAAGTTGATTTCAGCGGTAGCTGTAAGATTGTTGTTTGAACAAAACGATAATTTGGTTAGACAACAGTTCTTAGATTCAGTTAACCCAATATTAGATTCTATTCGTAGAGATAGAGGTTTGTATGACTTCCGTGTTACAGTTCAAAACACACCTGAAGATTTAGATGCAAACCAATTAGTAGGTAAGATTTACATCAAACCAACTAAAGCTCTTGAATTTATAGATATCGAATTCTTAATCACTCCAACAGGAGCGTCATTCGAAAATATCTAATAAAACAATAATTAAAAAGACCCTCACAGAAATGTGGGGGTTTTTTATTTTCTGAATATTTATAGGTATGAAGTTTTATTTAGTTGAAAATTTTAAAGAAGAAGTAACGCCTGAATTGAAATATTATGCTTTCGATTGGGATGATAATATCTTAACAATGCCAACCAAAATTATTTTACAAGATGAAAATGGTGAAGAAGTTGGTATGTCCACTGAAGATTTTGCGGAATATCGAATCAAACTTGGTGTTGAACCTTTTGAATATAAAGGTAAAACTATTGTAGGATTTGCGGAAGACCCATTCAGATTCTTTGGGACTAAGGGGGATAAGAGGTTCATTATTGACGCAATGATGGCTAAAGAAGGTCCAGCATGGGACGACTTTGTTGAAGCGGTTAATGGGGGTTCTATTTTTTCTATTGTTACCGCTCGTGGTCATTCACCACTTTCGGTTAGAAGAGCAATTGAAAATATGATTGAAACCAATTTCAAAGGGATTTCTAAAAAAGAATTGGTGAAAAATTTAAGAAAGTTTAGAAGTTTTGCTAATGAAGAAGACATGTCAGATGCAGAATTGATTGATGCTTATATGGACATGAACAAATATTATCCCGTAACATTTGGAGCGGGGTCGGCCCAAAGTCCTGAAAAAGGTAAGGTTGATGCTTTAAGAGAGTTTCAACGTTATGTAAAATACATTGCCGGACAACTTAATAAACCGATTTTGTTTAAAGACGATATTTCTAACAGATTTATACCAAAAATAGGATTTTCTGATGATGATTTAAGAAATTTAGAGAAAGTGAAACATGAATTATCAAAAGACCCAGAAAATATCATTCAAACAATTTCAACACATGGAGGTGAAAAGAAATTATATTAATATTTATAAACTGGACTTATAGCAAGTTTGACTGAAAAAAAGTTCAAAGTAAATAGAAAAATATTTAATTGATACTATTTATAATAAAATAAAAGAAATTTAAAAAGAAAAAAATATGGCTGATTTGTTAACCAAAATGCCTTTTCCATATGAACCCAAGAAAAAGAACAGGTTCATTTTAAGGTTTCCTGATTCGTTAGGAATTAATGAGTGGTTTGTTCAAACCGCTTCAAGACCTAAAATTACTATTAAATCAAATGATATTCCATTTTTGAATACCAAAAGATATGTTGCGGGTATGTATGAATGGAATACTATTCAGGTTAAACTTCTTGACCCAATCGGACCTTCCGCAGCTCAAGCAATGATGGAGTGGGTTAGATTACACGCAGAAGAAGTTACAGGACGTATGGGTTATGCGGCTGGTTACAAAAAAGACGTGGAACTTGAAATGTTGGACCCAACAGGTGTTGTAATTGAAAAGTGGTCTTTGATTCAGTGTTTTATTACTGACGCTGACTTTGGTTCATTAGGTTATAGTGACGATGCTTTGGCTGACATTACAATTACTCTTCGTCCTGACTATTGTGTATTACTTTACTAATATTATTACAAACTTAATATTAAGACCCACAGAAATGTGGGTTTTTTATTTACATAGATATAAAAGTCAACTATTTTATAAACAAAAACTATGGAAGACAATAGTGTAAATCAAATGAATTTTAATTTACCTCACGACGTAATTCAATTACCAAGTCAGGGTAAATTTTATAAAAATAAGAAAAAATCAGTTAAAGTTGGTTATTTAACTGCTGCTGATGAAAATATTTTAGCTAGTGTTAATAATATTGGTGGTGACCAAATCATATATAATTTAGTTAGAGCTAAACTATATGAACCTGACATGAAAATAGAAGAAATGTTAGATGGGGATATCCAAGCCATTTTAGTTTTTTTAAGAAATACTTCATTTACTCCTGAATATAAATTGAGTTTAATTGACCCTGAAACTGGTAAACAATTTGAAACAAGTGTTATTTTGGATGAAATAAATTTTAACAAACCTGTTTCAGAACCTGATGAAAACGGACATTTTGAAACAATACTTCCAAAATCAAACAAAACTGTAAAATTAAAAATTCTTAACTTTGGTGATATTAAAGAATTAAATGAACGTGAAGAAAGTTATCCTAAAGGTATGACAGTTCCAGTTGTTACTTGGAGATTGTTAAAACAAATCGTATCAATTGATGGAAATACAGATAAAGGTGAAATTTCTAAATTTATTGACAAGATGCCGATTATGGACTCCAAATACATCACAAAGTTCATTCAGGAAAATTCACCAGGATTAAATTTATCACAAGAAGTTATAGCCCCATCAGGAAAAAAGGTACTTGCACGTATTACCTTTGGGGCTGAATTTTTTCGTCCTTTCTTCTGATTATTTAGAATATCTTTTAGACGAATACATATACTTGTCAAGACAAGTGAATATGTCGTATTCGGATTTCCAAAAAATCCCTACCTTTCAAAGGAAGTTTTTAATAAATAAATTACTTAATTTAAATTCTAAAACTGAAAGTTAAGTTATTTATTAAAAAAAACACTTTATGTTATTTTATACAGATGGTAATGACCCAAATTTAGAGTTACAAAAACAAGGTTATAAAGATATTCTTTTAGCGGCTACTGATGTTTTACAAGTTTCCGATGCAATTCGGAGTTCAATACAAAATTCTGGTGAAAATTTAGCAACTATGGACAAAAATATGTCCACACTTGTTAAAAGTATGGGGGTTACCGCCCAATACTCACAATTATTAAAACAAGAATTAGGAAGAGCGGTAACTGAAGTGGCGTTGATGGGTGGAAAACAAGAAGACATCAACAGGTTACAAAAAGAATTTATTGAAGCTACCAATAGAACAATTGTTTTAAGTACAGAAAATATTGAAAAACTATTTGCGGTTTCACAAGTTTCAGGAGTTTCAGTTAAAGAATTAGAAAAAGGATTTAGAAATGCCGGTATGGAAACTGCTCATATTAGTGATGAAATGAAAGTGGTTTATAATACTGCTAACAGTTTAGGTGTTAACGCTCAAACAGTTTCAAGTATGGTTGTTGCAAACTTGGATAAGATGAACAGGTTTGGTTTTGGAACAGGTGTTGAAGGTATGGCTAAAATGGCGGCTAAGGCCGCAGCAATGAGAGTTGACATGGGTTCAACTTTACAACTTGCTGAAAAATTATTTTCACCTGAAGCGGCTATAGATGTTGCGTCAACTTTACAAAGATTGGGTGCAACATCAGGAGCTTTATTAGACC